CAATAGTGACAACTCTTATTACATGACATAGACAGAAAAAAGTCTATGGCTAGATAGTTCTCTTGTATTTCTCTTAATGACTTCATGTTATATAATTAAAAAAGAATTTGTTAAATGCGATTAATAGTTTCTCTTTTGGTTTATGTTTAAAGTTTACTTCTTGCGTCCACGTAGGTGTATGATATGTTTTCTCTACAATGTAATTGTAAATATCTTCGACAGGTTCGTCTTTAAAACTGTCATCAATAACCAGTTCACCATTTAATATTGTATTCATATTTTTACACAACTCAATAGGACACTTATCAGTAATGTCAATCATATTACCGTCTTCGTGTATTTCACAAAACATTGTGAAGTTTGAATTGTATTTTATTTCCATTATCCTAAAATCAATATCGTGTTAGCAACTCTTTCTATTTCTTCATCTCTCATAAAGGGATGAATAGGTAGGGATAATATAGTATCACATATAGTTTTACTATTGACATTGTTGTCCTTTCTATGTATGATGTTTTGATACATACTGTTTTCACTTAATGGTTTATCATAATGTATTCCTGCACCCTCAATTTTTGTAGCAAGATAATCTCTAGTTTGTTTATCTTTTACTCTGACTGTATATCTAAAATGGTTACTTTCTAAACCTGGCGCACCAACTTGTAGTTTGACGTTCAATCCTTTGAGTAAGAAATTATATTTGTTTGCAACTGATCGTCTCATACTAGACCACTCAACTAATCTGCTCAATCTATACTTAATAAACTCTGCGTTGGTATAAAGCATTTTAGAGTTACGACCTAACATTTCAAAGTCTTTACCTTTACCATTCTTTCTTAACTTTTGTACAACTGCAGCTTTACCACCATCGTCTGTTAGAAACGCACCACCACCTGCGAGACCAGCAACAACTTTATTTGCATTAAAACTTAATGTAGAACAATCACCAATTGTACCTGCTCTTGCTTCATTGTGGGAAGTAGTATCAAATGTTAAACCTGCCAGTGGTTGTTTGATACGTGAACCTAGAGCTTGACATGCATCTTCAACAAATAAAATGTTTAATGCTTTACAATATCTTTTAATGTCTGCACAATCTGTCATACTACCATGTAAGTGTGGATATATGATTGCTTTTGTTTTATCAGAAACCATTCTCTTAATACTGTCTAGTGACATATGATACGTATCTAAATCTACATCACAGAATACTGGTGTTGCACCAACCATTGATATACATGATGCTGAAGAAATCCAAGTATAGTCTGGTACCAAGACTTCATCGCCTGGACCAATATCGTGTACTTGAAGTGCGAAGTATAAAGCATCTGTACCACTTTGTAAAGCAACTGCATGTTTTCTACCAACAAACTTTGCAATATCTTTTTCTAAAAATTCTATATTTACTTCTTGTTGAGATGCCATACATTTTTCAAACAACTTCATGTAGTCATCTTTGTATTGTACAAACTCTCTATCCCAATAAATCATACAAGTGCTCCGCTATTTTCTGTTGACCTAATGCGTTAGGGTGTGTATCATATTCTGATACTGAATATTTTAAGCCACCACTTTCATATCCACCTAATACATCGTCTTTCATATTCCAACCTTCAAGTGATTTGAGAGTTGGCCATCCTAAAAACTTCTTCTTGTCAATAAGTTTAAAGTATTGATTGTGATATAGTTCTCTTGTAAACTGATCTCTCTGTTTATCTGTAAGACCTATACCACTATGCATACGTATCATTTGAAACTGATATGCTGGTAAGTCTTGTGTTAAACACTGAAACATATAATAGAAACGTAAAGACTTTTGTAAAAAATAATTCATATCACCGTCTTTGTCATTATATAAATTAGTCCAATGTCCAAATTTTGACCAATCTCGTCTATGACATTGTGACCATGCAGCTATAACCATACCAATCTCTTGGTGGTTTATTTGATTTAAATGATCGTAAAGAGATGCAAAGATATATTCATTACCTGCACCACTATTACCTAAGTTGATAACATCCATATTTAACTTCTCACCTAATAACTCAGGCCACTTTGCCCAAGTTGTTTCTAATTTAGGATGATGTACAGACGTCCAAAACCTTGTTGTAAAACTACATCCACTTACTAATAATATTTTCCTAGACGACACGATTTATCTCCTTACCATCTGGCATTGTATATTTTTCTTTTTTCTTATAATCATCTTTTACTCTACATGTATCAATACATGCTGGTGGACCAATATCATTTAATAAATTATCTTTGAATTTAATCCACTCATCTGTCATTAATATTTCTTTCACATCCTCATAATCATTTATTTTACTTACTGCATATAGTTTTTGATACTCTTTATCTTCTCTGGTTGCAACTGTATCACAATAACAACAAGGTATTAAGTGACCACGATTGTCTACTGCAAGTTCCATGCTATCAAAACATTTTGGTTTTAGTTTCATCTGTTTGAATCTATTTCAATGAACCCCAAGTTGTTTTGAATTGCAATTCTTTTTGCCACCTCCACATTGTCTTTATTATAATCAAATTTAATATACTGCCAGTGAGGCATTGTATTTAAATATTCTTTTGCTTTATTCATAATATCAAATAACTTATTACCATTCTGATTTATTCTGTATTGATGACTTTGATGTGGTAGACCATCAATACCAAAAGTCCATTGTGCATCTGGATTTGCTTTAAATGCTTCGATGTACCACTTCTCTGATTTAGTAGAAGATGCATTGTGTATATCTACTTCAATATTTTTCTTTCTTAGATATGTAATGATTTCTATAAACTTTGGATGATGTACAGGATCAGATAATTGACCACAGAATATAAATCGTTTAAAATGTTTTGCAAGTTTTTCAATTTCTTTCATAGTAATATCTCTGCCTGGTATTTTGTCTAGGTGTTGACGTTGACAACCTGGACATTGTAAAGCACAACGATGTGATATGTCAATGTTGATTGCTCTACGATTGAAAAAGTTTTCCGTTAAGTTCCACATGACATTTTTTATCCCAAGTAGGGTACATAAAATGTTCATGGTCTGCACCCGTTCTAAATTTTTCTTCTAAATCTTTATTTAATAACTCTGGATGCATACGTGGATCTGCTGTATTAGGATGACCAATACCTATCATTAGTTTTGCTTCTTTTTTTCTTAATTCATCTCCTTGTGTGCCACCTAGAAAATGTTCTTCGTGTATTTCTTTTCCAACATTCAAATACCATTGTAGTGCATCTATTTTAAAACCTGAACAGACACCAGTTCTATAACCAAGCATATTTGCAGCTAGAATTAACTGACCTGCGGATATACCTAAAGATAACATCTTATCTTCATTGTATTGATCTGACACTGTATCTTTTGCTTCGTCTGACCATTGATGTTTTTCACCTTTAACAGGAGTTTTACCTGATGCAATTAAACCCATACCACTTCTTGGATAAGTGTTACGTTGTACAAATACAAATAATGCTGATGCCCATGTTTGTGAGTTAGTTATTGACATTTTATCATTTTGTCTATACACACCATTTTTATCTTCAATAAACAACTTCTTATAATCTTCTTCATCTTTATAAAGACCATAAGACTTTGTACAGTCTTTGTATATGTCATAGATTACTTTTTGGTCTGTAAAAACTCTTACCGAATAATGTTCTTCATCATACTTTGTTGGTGCATTTGCAGCTGCATGTATTAATGTTTTTAAATCGTTCTCAGGTATCTCTAATCGATTATAGTTATAATGTACTTTGCCTGAATTATTAATTGCTTCATTTATATCCATTATGTTCTCTCCAAATCAAATGCCCATTTCTTTTCATAACACCAGAAACATCTCCAACACCATTCAGTAAAATTATTAGTGTGAGCTGCACCACCAACACATGAACGTGTCATTGGATACATTGAATCCATTAGTCCTTCTTGTTTGTAAATATCTGCAACAAACTTTTTATCAACACTAATAAATGGTTGGTAAACATTGTAAAGAAACTCTGTTCTATCAGCATAATAATCTCTACGTGGTTCGCCTTGTGTTCTTTTAATTTCAAAATCTGAAAACTCAATATTAGGATGTGCTTCTTTCATCTCGTCACTGAATTTCATTCTAACATCAATAGGTGGATTAGAAGTCATACCATCTAATCTGACAGGACCTTTAAACTGTTTCATAAATCTATTATTACCATCGTCTAACTGCATTGTCTTTGACATCTGTACAACATTTAATTTACTGTATTCGTTTGTACTGTCTGGTCTATCACCACCTTTATCAATCATTGCTTGAGCTCGTTCATACGTACTCTCATCTCTATCATTGTAACTGTAAATAGTACAATCACTTAATCTTGCTTTAGGAAATTGTTTTTGAATAAACTTTACAATCTCTACAGCTGCATCTGCGTCTAGTGGTGCGTTAACATCACGGAATGTTAATGGGTGTACTTCAATCTGTGGAAATAGTTTTGCTGTTAGATATAATGCTGATGCTGAATCAGCGCCACCTGATAATGATACAACTAAAGTCTTTGGTATACCTTCATCATCAAATTCACAATCTCTTAGTGCATCATCTTTGAATGGTGACTTTTGTATAAGTGATTGTATGTTACTGTAAAATGGAATTGTTTTATTATTATATGTTATATTCATTTTATTAATCCTTCTCTCACTTTCCTCCAGTGTGCTAGTTCTGGAGTAACATTAAAATACTCCTCACTCTTAATTTTCTTTACTCGGTTCTTATCACTAGGTACAGGAAAGTTCTCATATGCTTTTTTAACATTGCCTCTAAGATTCCTTGATCTAGGATCAAACCCTCTGTTTGTTTTAATTAATAGTAATGTAATTCCTTCTTTCTCTGCGATCTCTTTTGCTCGTTCTACCTCATGTTCGTTATAACCAAAGATGATATATTGCCATACAATAGCATGACCCATCTTCACACCAAGTTTCATTGCTTCCCATACTTGTTCAAAGTTAGAACCAATACGATAAATTTGTGACTTCTCATCTATACCATCAACACCAAAGTACCAAGATATTTCACCCTTACAATATTTGTATGCTTCTTCATAGAACGACATATCCATCTTAGGACCAAGTGTTCCATTTGTTGCAACTCTAATACCTTTACCTGAACCATCACACATCTTTAAGAATTGTAAAAATCTTGGATGATAGATTGGATCAGATATTTGACCACAAAATGTAATACAGTTATCGTAGTAATCTAAAATCTTTTGAAAGTTATGTGGTTCTAATTCAAATGATCTTTGGATTCTACTTTGACCCTCAACCTTTTGTCTTAGACATTGTGGACATCTCAAAATACATCTATGAGATATATCTAAGTTAGGAGAGGACTCTCTCTGCATTTTAATATAGTAGTCTGTTAATTCGCTCATCTCTTATCGCCAGAACCACCGATTACATTTCTTGCTTGTCTGTCTTTCAATTTAACTACATTATTGAAAGCAATGTCGGAAAGCTTAATCCCAATATCATCAGCCAATACAGCAACATACCAGAGTACATCGCCAATTTCATCGGATATCTCTTTACGATAATCTTTATTATTCTCATATCCATCCCTTAATAGTTTTTTTACTTTGTTTGAGACTTCACCTGCCTCGCCTGCAAGTCCTAGAGCTGGGTATATGATAGCATGTTTCTTATCGTAGATTGCTGTTGCTTTCGCTTGTTCTTGGTAATCGTCTAAGTTCATTTCTTATAATTATCCTTTTCTAAATTGCCACACTTATATTGGCATTGTTTCATTGCACAACTTGGGTTATTAACTAGAGTATCGAAAAAGTGTTCCCACTCTTTAGAACCATAAATGTCTTCTAATTTGTCATTGTTCTCAACTGCAAGATGAGTAGCTTTCAGTTTAAAACGTTCTTCGATATCGTAGTCATTTTTAGGGTCATCTAACCAACAACACGGAAGCATATAACCATCTGCTGTATATGCGGCCGGTTTATGATAACTTTTTGGGGTATAGGTTAGACACCTAGGTTTGATCTTTATTTCTTTACTCATTTGATCCATATTATATCACGTTTCATCATAAAAGTCAAGGAAAAACTGGTTAATTATATTCCCAATTTCGCCAATCGTCAATACTATTTAGGGTCTCAGATTTACCGGCCTTTGACGGGTCATAGAACCGCTCTAATTCGGGAAATACGTCAAATAGATGCATCTCCCACTTAGTGCCCTCATAGTGCTTATCTCTGTCTAATAGATACTTGATAGTTGAGTTGAAGTGTAAATCTGAATCATCTTCTCGTCTTCTTTCTAGTGCTGTGACAATATCATGTGCTTCAGGATATTTCTGATAATATGGTTTGACCATATCTTTTAATTCTTGTGGCATGTGATGTACCCTCATTGAATATGGGTCAAAAATCATCCACCAATTCATGTCGTTTATCTCTGGTCTATTTTTGTAGACTTCAAACAATTCGTATAGTCTCAACACACCAGGCATTGTTACCATTGCGTTCATATCTACTAATACATTTCTGTATCTTAACATCATGTCAATATTATCTAGGATCTCTTTATAACTAGATCGTCTTCGTAGATAATCATTATACTTACCTACACCATCTATAGATACTACAACATTTACTAATTTAAATTTTGGAATATAATCGAATATGTTATGATCACCATGTGCTGTTTTTGTTAGATTAGTTTGATACTTAATATGCATATGTTTAGCATGACCACTTGAAACAAGATAGTCTAATAATTCATATTGTTTTTTCATAATCAAAGGTTCGCCACCAATGAGTTTAAGAGTTCTAATATATGGTGCAATTTCAGCAAGTTGATCAATGATAGCAGGATCATAGATTTTGTTTGCTCTGATTGATCTTACTTTCATCACTTCTTTTTTATCCCAAACTGTTGGATGAAACTCTCGTCCTTCTACGTAGGTATTCTTTTGTCTCATGTCTGAACTAAACGGCATACACATGAAACAATCTAAATTACATTCTGTTCCGAATATTTTTAATTGTGCTTCTAATACTCTATCTGTAAAATTATATTGACCTGTGTCTTTAAACTTTTGTGTTGCTCTTTCAATGAGAGGCCAGAAGTCAGGATCTCTGCTATATCTACCAGTTACATTTAATCTTCTGGATGAACCATGTTTGTCTTCATCGTAAATACATTTGTCACATACTTTTTTTGTCCACTCTCTTGGTGAGTTTGGATCAACCATTTCTTTACGTAACTTATTCATGTACTCACTTTTTGTCATCCAATCTTCTACTGTAGTGTTTACAACATTCTGTCCATCTTTACCAGGTGTTCCTTTTATTCTATCTCCCTCAGGAGTAAACTGTGAACTAGGCACTGCAAAGTTGCAAGCTGCATAGTCACCCATTTCTGTAGAGAATAACATTGTAAATGGAATACAACAATAAAACGGAAGTTTGGTTTTGTCTTTTAATGGTGATGGTATGTCTTGGGTAGGTGGACCTGCTGTACGATCTTCTTTCGGTACAGAGAGCATTGTTTTATTTAATTTTTCTGCTTTCTCTATTCTTACTTTATCCTTCATTATTTCATCTCGTCAAATGTCTCGTTAGACTGCCTTAACCTATCCCATTCATTATCAAATTCTGAGAATACTTTTGCTTGATAAACTGGATCTACTTTTCTATTACGATCATAATATGGTTCTAATTCAGGAAACACATCAAACAAATTCATTTCCCATTTTGTACCTTTGTAATGTTCGTCTGCCTTTAATAGATAATCAAATATATCTTGTATATCAACATCTGGTTCTGCTGGTCTTTCTAAACATGCAACGATGTCAGGCCAATCTTTATATTTTGGTATAAGTTCTTTCTTTAGAGGTTCTGGTAAGTTCTCAGGTCTAAAGTGTTTTGGTGTATCTACCATTGCCCAATTCAATTGACTAATAACTGGATTCTCTTTACACCAATCAATAACTTCATAAAATCTCATCACACTTAAAAACGAAACAAGACCATTGAAGTCAACAACCACATTAGGATACTTTTTACATAGATTAATATTTTCAACAACTTCATTCCAATCAGTTCTTCTTCTCATGTATTCGATTACAGGACCAACACCATCTACAGAAGCAACCATTGCCACGTGTTGAAACTTAGGAATATATTTAAAGATACTATGTTTACCTTTTGCTGTCTTTGTTAAGTTAGTCTGATATTTAATTCGTATATCTTTTGCATGACCAGTTTCAATTAGTGCATCTAGCATCTCGTAGTGTTTCTTCATAATTAAAGGTTCACCACCGATAACTTTAATACTTCTAATATATGGTGCGAGTTCTACGATTTGTTCTACTTGACCTTTGGTCTTATCTTTCATAATCCAGTCAATGTAATTTTTTCTACCCTCATCTTGGATACCAAAAATTCTATCATTCCATACACCTTTGTCTGCTACGTTTTGTCTCGTAGTAGAGTTAGCATGCATACACATATAACAATCTAGGTTACATTCAGACCCAAAGATTTTTAATTGTACTTCACATATTCTTTCGTCAAAAGTCCACGTACCACTTTTCTGATATAGTTGAACGTTCTTCTCAATCGCATCCCAAAACTCATGTGAGTTAGTATGAATTTTTAAACAGTTTGTTCTTCTACTTCTACCATACTTTGCCTCATCACTTTTACATCTTTTACATATTACGTTAACTGCTTTGTGATCTGAGTTTGGATCTAACATCTCTTTACGTATACTATTCATATACGTGCTGTCTTCCATCCATTCTTTCAGTGTAGTATTACCTACCCAATGTTTGTTAGAAGGTTCACCAAAACAACATGCTTTGAATTTACCATCTAGTTCAGAATAAATTTGTGTGAAAGGAATTGTACAAAACCAAATGTCTTTTCTCTTAGCCATTTGTACGATTGAATTTTTATACATGGCATTGTCTTTACCTTTTTCAGATAAATCTTGCCACCATGCTTTAGTGTTTACATCACCTGGTCTGGAATCATCTCCTGGACCACCCCTTGT